CGATACCCTATCGATACCCTATCGATACCCTATCGATACCCTATCGATACAAATAACTTAACTTAACCCTATCCCTAAATTAACAATAACAATAACCCACCAATATCACCAACCCACCAATAACACTAAATTATCACTAACCCATCAATAACAATAAATAACGTTTCAGTCACTTGGATGGGTCGGTCGTTGTAAGAAGGACTTACATTGACTGACAGGGACTTACATTTACTGATATATCTGTTATTTAGAAATAGAATTACTGGGCCGCATTATCTATCTCTTGGTCCAGAAACTATAATAGACAAATAATTCAAGCGTACGTTAGAAGAGAAAAAGCTAACACTGAAATACAGGACCTTTCGCCCGCCCGCATCCGCCGCCCCGCAGGGCTGCTGCATACAAGCCCCCTAACATGCCCTGTATTGAACGTATAGAAGCGCGCCGCTATCCCTACCCTACTTAACTACTAACTAGCAACAGAACTCAGCTAATGCATCAATAGAACGTGCCACATTCATCCATCTAATGATAGCAAACAGCAAGAACTACATAACAGAACAACGGATGGAACAATAAAAGCCAGTACACACCATAGAAAAGCCGCATACCCCTATAATATTATCTATCTCATGGACAATAACACTGAATATAATCTAACTATCTAATACAACATCACATATAACAGAGAACACTAGAACAGAACACTGAAGAGAACAGAGCACAGAACAGAAGATGAACAGAGAACAGAGAACAGAGACTATTCTGCCCCACCCTCTCTCTCTTCTCTAACCCCTCTATATCACACTATATATCAGTTCAGTGTTACACTGCTCCCTGACTCTTCCTGTTAGCAGAAAGGATGACTAAGACAGTGTAACCCCACGTAATTACATGCAGCTCCATGAATACTGTCCTGACCACTCCAGGGTCACAGAGGATTGGGAAAGGGAAAGGGGGGGCTACTACTCATTTTTTTTAGAATTACTTCGTCTTCTTTCCACTTCTATCTTTCATGTTATCATGTGTGCATGAACTGCTCGCTAGAGGTATAACCCCATGTCCAAGAAGAACAACTCTACTGGTCTCACTGGTGTGTGTGCCTATACCAGCCCATCTGGAGAGAACTACTACCGCGTCTGGATTCACAATCCATCTAATGTATCTCGGATGAAGGCTGTTGGTACATTTTCTTCTCTAGAAGAAGCTTCTGCTGCACATGATGAAGCCAGTTTCTCTGCATTCTCTTTCCGCTACCCACTACATCATCCAGAAAAATTCTTTCTTCGAGGTAGTCTTGTTTCCGAGAGAGGAAATATTTTTACCGATGGAGGTAAAAATGGCTAGAACCCCACGCACAGTATTAACACCCAAACAAAAGAAGGTAGCTCTTCTACTTGCTAGAGGCGCAACCATTGCTGATGCTTCAAAGGAAGTCCACGTTCCTGTTAGAACAATCATGGACTGGAAGAACACTGCTCTCTTCATCAATGAAATAGGCCGTCTCACCAATCGCCTGATGAAAGAATTCTTTCCAGCAGTACAACAGATGGTCTTTGCGAAGGCCATCCAGGGCACTCCATGGGCTTGTCAGTTAGTTTATAAACACCAGGAAGCTATTCATGCTGCTGAGTCCCGTGTTCCTGACACAAAGATAGAAGTTTCTTGGGTGAAAGAGCCAATCCTTCCTGTCTCTGTTACCGAAGAAGATTCTCCACTAAAGGAAAAGCCAGTTATTCACCTCTCATCCGAGGCGGCTGGTAGTCCCCCTAGCCTTGAAAATTAGTCTCCCTTATTGTCCATTCCAATATCAACAAACCTTTCACTCTGATCCTGCACGCTATCGTGTAGTAGCAGCGGGAAGACGTTCTGGTAAATCTCTATCTGCTCTACATGAACTCCTTCGTCACTGTATCTCTACTCCTGATGCTAATGCTCTGTGGATATCTCCTTCTCTGAAAGATTGCCGAGATATTGCGTGGGTCCCTCTAAAGGAACTATTTGAAGACCTTGCACCAGTAATTTCTAAAACTAATGAAACTAGAATGCAGATCATCTTTACCAATGGAAGCAAACTCACTTGTAAGGGTGCTGAGAATGAGAAGAGTTTACGTGGACGAGGTTATACTTTTGTTGTTCTAGATGAATGTGCATTCCTTGACCGTACTGTCTGGACGCGCGCCATTCGTCCTGCTCTATCAGATAGAAAAGGGAAGGCTATTCTCTGTTCTACTCCTCTTGGACGAAATAACTGGTTCTATGACATATTCACTGAGGCTACAAAGAAACAGAACTGGTCTGCTTATCGTTGGCTGAGTCAAGATTCACCTCTAATGACTCCAGAAGAGATGGAGGATGCTCGCGGTTCTCTTGCTGAAAGTGAATACAAACAAGAGTACGAGTCAGAATTTATCTCTCACGGTGGACTTGTCTATTCAAACTTCGGAGATTCCAATATCCTTCCACCATTCAGCCCATCCAGAGAAACCCACAATATCTATATGTCCATGGACCCTGGATATCAAACAGCAGCTATTGGGTTCTATGCTATTCCAAGACTAGTAGATAATACTTCTTCCTCTTTTGCATCAGTGAAAGTCTTCCAATTCGATGAAATCTATGCACGTCAGAAAGACATACAGGTCATTATCTCGGATATAGCACGCACCCTAGATAAGCATGGGCTTACTACCCGTGACGTTAGAACTATCGCTATAGATCCAGCAGCCAACAAAATAGAACAAACATCGGGTATTTCTATCCCTGCACTGCTGAGGGAAGCTGGTTATCGTCCTGTAGAGAGAGGAAGTCTCGTTAGAGATGGTATCGCTCTAGTAAAATCATTCATCCTAGCAGCAAATGGGACTCGTAGATTCTTTGTAACCTCCAACTGCACCGAATCTATCAGATCCTACCTTGCATATCAGTACCGCATTGATAATAGAGAAATACCTACTGATGACCCACTGAAAGACAGTGAGAACGATCACGCAGGAGATCAACTGCGGTATTTCTTCCTGAACAAGTTCGATCTTGGTATTGCTTCCTTCCGTTTCCTTCGTATGGCATCAAATACATAACAAATATCTGTGGTAATATGGGTTAGGTGAAATAATGTCTTGGAGTTCAGCAATCACCCTCTTGGGTACAGCATCAGATAAAAGAACCCGATCTGCTTTCGGTGTTACATTTCTATCCTATCAGGACTGTCACTCTCTATGGAGAGGTTCTGACCTTGCAGCCCGTATCGTAGAAGGTCCAGTAGATGCCTCTCTTCGCAATGGATACACAATAGCCCTTCAGGGCTCCACAGATGCCTCCAGTTCAATCGAAAGTGATCTAGAGGGTCTCCATACAGACTCCATCTTCCGCGAAGCCCTGTATGCTTCTAGAGCGTTTGGTGCTGGGTATGTACTTCTGGGTGTTGATGACGGAGTGAATCTCTCCCGCCCTCTCACTTCAGGTCGGTCGGGGTCTCCCGGGGTCACCTTCCTCACTGTTCTCACTCCAAGAGAGATGCGTGCAGAGACTTGGTATTCAGATCCAACCGCTCCCTCCTTTGGTGAAGTAGAAACATGGGTACTGAACAGTGGTAGCAGTCCTATCTCTATCCATGAATCGCGCATCCTTACCTTCCGAGGTCCTGTTATATCTCGTCAACACCTCTTGGATAACCAAGGTGCAGGGGACAGTGTCTTCGTTAGAGTGTATGACACCCTTCGTGACTTTGAGAATGCATTCTCTTCTGCTTTTGCTCTAGCTCTTGAAGCTGGATATGGAACCCTCAAGATTCAGGGTCTAGCAGAACTTATAGCTCAAGAGGAGTATGGAAAGCTTGCTGAGTACGTAAAGAGCATTGATCTACAACGTTCAACCATCAGAACCCAGATACTCGATAGTACAGAAGACTTCGAACGTAACGGAGTACCCACTACTGGTCTTCCTGAGCTACTCGATACATTTGCCCACCGTCTAGCGGCTGCATGTGGAATGCCGAAATCCCTTCTATTTGGTGATGCTCCAACAGGATTGAATGGTAGCTTCGATAGTAGTATCGCCTGGTACTATGATAGCCTCAGTGACTTCCAAGATAGAGTAATCCGTCCACAACTAGAGAAACTAATCTCTCTTGTCTCTGGAAGTGAGAAGAAGAATTGGTCCCTTCTCTTTGAGCCTCTATGGTCTCTCACGGATGTAGAGAAAGCAAACCTCCATGTAACACAGGCTAATGCTGATTCTGTCTATTTGTCAGGTGGAGTCCTCACAGCGGATGAGGTTAGAAAATCGAGATTCGGAGATGTATATTCAACAGACACGACACTCCTTCAAGACGAAGCACCAGAACCAGTGCCAGTAGCCCCACCCATTCCAGTAAATGGTGAATCTCCAACGTCAGAACCTACTGTTGCTATCAGAGAAAGAAACAATCCCTCTCAGTAGCGCAATTTTAGAACTATAGTAAACTAAGGTGAATAAATGAAATTACTTTTAGATGAAATTGAAGTTGAAGTAGACGATTCAATCGGTGCTCACATCACTTCTCTACAGGAAGCGATTGAGAAAGAGCGCGTTCGTGCAGACTCAGCAGAGAAGTCCCTTATAGAGCTACCAGGAAAGATCAAGTCTCGTCTCTCTCTAGAGACTGAGGCACGCAAACACCTTCATGGTAATACTGACCTGTCTGTTCTATCAGATCGTGAAGTGAGAGAAGCTGTTGTAGCTAAACTACAAAGTAGTGTGGATCTCAAAGATAAGTCAGATGATTATGTTATTGCTTCCTTTGATGTAGCAGTAGCAAATGCCGGGAAACTCTCCCCTATTCACTCTGCTCGTCAGGTAACCAAACAAGTAGAACAGAAACCTGTCAGCTTGCACGAATACTACGTTAATCTTTCAAAACAAAATTTAAGGAGTTAATGCTATGGCAATTGGAATCGATGTCACTCACTACGTAACTGCAGCTGACCTTTCACCAGCTTTCCCCGGCCAGTTAGCCGATCTCTCTCCTGCTGATATCCGTTCGTTTGTAGCTGAAACTGCCGTAACTGTCGGAACAGTTGTCTGTCAGGGCACTTCTGCTGGACAGTGTGCTGTTGTTGCCTCAGGTGTTGCTGATTGTGCTGTTGGTGTTGTAATTCGTTTGAACGTTCTATCTCCATCTGATCTCGATGGCAGTGGTAAAATTCCTGCTGGTGAGGATGTATCAGTTTTGAACAAAGGACGTATTTGGGTTCTAGCTGATGATAGTCCTTCGGTTGGTGATCGTGGCTACACTGAATACTCAGGTTCTCCTGGATATGTCAGTGATCAAGCTACCACTGCTCTAGACACTCGCGCCCAAGTTCGTTTCCTCAGTGAGAAGAACTCTGACGATCTAGCTCTTGTGGAAGTAGACTTCCAGAACGTACAAGGATAGGGTCTCTACATCGCACATGGATAAATATCTACAAAGGACGGTATAACTTATGGACTCACTTTTCGCCCAACATGCACTTGAGAACATCAGAGCCGAGATTCTTTCAACTCCGAATGTTGTTCTTCAGGGACGTTCTCTAATCCCTACTTATGGACAGTTAATTAATCCTGCTCAGACTAGTCACAAATTTGGTTACTATGATCTAGTTGGTTCAATGAGTCGTAGAGCCCCAGGTTCAGTAGATGCACCTACGGCTGACGCAATGTATACTGAATTCGCTATTGAAGGTGTTGAGTACCACACCAGTTACAGATACGTCTACGAGGAAATGCGTGCTGCACAGTTCGCAGGCGTTCCACTGAATGCCCTCAAAGGTCTAGCTGCACGTAGACAAGTAGAAGCCTTCATGGACGGTGTTTGCGCTACTGGTGATGCTACCGGTAAAGTCCTTGGTGCTCTAAACCAGACTACTGTTCCTACTCAGACCACATACAGCCTTTCAGTTACTTCGTGGACTAGTCGTGACGGCGCTGACATCCTTGCGGACCTTGAATCGTGGTTAGACGCCATGCGTACTGCTACTAAGGACATTGAAGGTTACTCGAATATGGTAATCGCTCTACCTCCAGTTCAGTACAACTATGTAATGCGTCGCCCCGTTCTAGAAGACGTTTCGACTGAAAGTGTTGCCTCTGTCTTTGCGCGTCAAGAACCAGGCGTCACCCTAGCCCCCTGGCGTGCACTCTATCACGCGGGTACAGGCAATGCTAACCGTGCCTTCATCTTCTCTCGTGACGCCAGCAAACTAGCTCTAGTGCAGTCAGAAGAGATGAACGTTCATCCTGAATATCAGGACACTCCAGTTTCTTGGGAAACACTCATCACTTGCAAGACGTATGGAGTTGTTGCTTTCTACCCAGCTTCTGCTCTATATGTAGACGGAATTTAAGTTAATACAATAGGTTAGGTGATGTTCTTTGGCTATTACATGGGACGACGTAACTCTAATTGCTCCGGAACTAAGTAGCCTCTCTGCTGCACAAACTACCTTTATCCTCACTCAAGTAGAACATCTAGATGGTGCTGTCTGGGGAGACAAACTCTCTCTAGCTCAGTGCTATCTAGCTGCCTCTATGGGTCTAACTTCTCTCCAGAAACACAACGGTCCTCTTAAAACAGAGACACTCCAGGGTAATCAAGGTAGTCATTCAAAAGAATACTGGAGTTCTGGATATGGTATCGGTCCAGGAAACTATTACTATACTGCCTTTGTTAGACTAGCTAGATCAGTTAGTCTCTTTCGTTTAGCGGTGTCAGGTGGCTAGTGACATTATTGATATCGATCATGGATGGGACAAGCTTCTTCAGACACTTCTGAAGGAAGAGTCTGTCTCTGTTGATGTAGGTATCTTTGAAGGTCCAAGAGTAGAGGTAGCCATTGCAGCAGAGTATGGGAACGGGCATGAACCAGAACGTTCCTTCTTACGTTCTACGTTTGATGCTCATGACGCTTACTCTGAAAAGACGAGGGAACTAGTAGCTGAAATAGTGAAGGGCGCTATTACCCCTCACGAAGCAATAGAGACTCTAGGACAGACCTTTGTTGCTGATATCAAAGAACAAATCACTTCCGGCCAGATTACTCCTCCAGACAGTTATTCAACTATAGAAAGAAAAGGAAGCTCTATACCACTAATAGATACACACGAATTAGTTAATTCTATCAAGTTACGCCATGGAGAGAAGTAATGGCCATTTCTCTATCCACAAAGAAAGAGGCTATTCTAACTTGGATAGCCAGAGAAACAGGACTGGCTTCCGGTGTTATTCATTGGGGATTTGATAGATTAGATTTATCAGTAGTTCCTGGCGACGACTATATAACTCTCTCTCTCGGACCAATAGTAAAAAAAGGCATCCCCTATACATGGACTACACTCAATACAACTGGAGAGGCTGGGAAAGAAATAGTCCTCACTTCATGTTGTGACCAGCAGACTTCTCTACATATACAGGCATTCTCTACTGACTCAGCAGAAGACGTACTTCTGGGACTTAGAGATAGTCTGTGTTTTGATGAGACGATTTGGCCACTAATAGATGCAGGAGTGAGTATCTTTGATCCTGGTGACATCGTTTCACTTCCTGCTATAATGGATTCAGAATACAAAGATAGAGCAGCAATGGACTGTAGAGCCTATCTGAATATCTCATCTACAAGATACACGGGATATATTGAAACTATTGTAGGCTCAGGAATCATTATCCAAGAGGATACAACAACTGAGGTACAGGTTCCATTCGTAGCATCAGGAATAATATCTAGCTAAAGAGGAGTAATAACTAATGAGTAACAACCTTTCTGATATCGTCACCGTTACCATCGCTGTTCAGAGTGCTGGTATTCAACAGGCTGGTTTCGGAGTACCTCTAGTTCTCTCAGCTAACGCCACTGGTCCAGAACGTGTTAACACATACGAATCTGCCGATGATATGTTAGTTGTGAACGGTGGAGACTTCTCTACTACTGATCCTGAATACCTTGCTGTTTCACAGATCTTTGCACAGAACCCTGCTCCAAGTGAAGTAAAGGTGGGTCGTCTAGCTCTTCTACCTACTTCTACTTTTGAACTCTCTTTCCTTACTCTAGATGCGACTGCCAACTATGGTGTACGTATTGGAGAAGAAGAAATCCACCTCACTGGTTCTGCCAATAGAGCAGTCCTAGTTGCTTCAGGTATTGCGCTAGTAAATGCTCTCTCGCCTGACAGTGGATTCACTGCTACTAGCGCCGGTAGTGGTGCTACAGAGCATGTTGTCCTTACTGCTGACACTGCTGGTGCCTTCCTTCCAATAGAGAACCTCTCACACAACATCCTCTCTATTGAACAGACCACTACAAATCCAGGTATAGCTACTGACCTAGCCGCCATCAACACTGAAGATGATGCTTGGTATTGCCTCATTAACCCTTGGAACAGTGATCACATTGTAGAAGCTGCCGCTGGTTGGATAGAGAATGCTGGGAAGATGTACGTTGCTCAGTCTATCGATACACCCATCATCAATGACGCTGCTAGTGGCGCTACTGATGTTGCGGTAACTCTTCATTCAGCCTCACGTGGTCGTACTGCTGTTATCTACCATGACGCTAGTGATAGCTTCCTGGATGCAGGTTGGGCCGGTAACGTTCTACCTCTAGACCCTGGTAGCGAAACCTGGATGTTCAAACAAATCAGTGGACCAACAGCTACTAAACTTACTGCTACTCAGAAGACTAATCTTGAAGCTAAGAACTGTAACTACTTCTACTCAGTCGGTGGACTCTCCATGACGAGTGGTGGGAGTATGGCGAAAGCTACTACCTTCATTGATAATGTTCGTTTCATTGATTGGGTTACCGCTCGTATCCAAGAGGGTATTGCTGGCATTCTAGCTAACCTAGCGAAGATCCCCTACACTGATATGGGATTCGCTCTTATCAAGGGTGAAATTGAGAAGGTGCTAGATAGAGGAGTTACGGTAGGTGGCTTCAGTTCAGATCCAAGACCATACTGCACTGTCCCTCGCGTATCTACCATAGCTGCTAATGATCGTATTGCTCGTATTGCTAGTGGCATCAAGTTCTTCGCAACTCTAGCTGGAGCCATGCATCACATTTCCGTCCAGGGAACGGTTTCTGTATAAGGAGAAATGACTTCATGAGTACTTACAACCCACAACTAGTCATCTGTACTTGGAATGGCATTCCTCTTCTTGGTTTCCAAGATGGAACCATGATTGAAATAGATTACAATAAGGAAGCATTCACCCTATACATGGGGACTCAGGGAGACTATCTCCGTATCATGTCCTGCGATCATTCAGGAAAGATTACTCTCCATCTCTCACAGTCCAGTCCAACGAATGACGCTCTATCTGTCTTCGCTAATCTAGACAGAACCCTTGGGAATATAGTTGGTCCGTTTACTGTCACTGACCTGAATGGAACCACTACTGTTATTTCCCCTCAGACTTGGATACAGAAAATGCCCAAGACAGAGTTCGGTAAAGAAGGCACCATCCGAGATTGGGTCTTTGAATCAGGGAACATTATTGAATATGTTGGTGGAGAAATGAACGGTCTCCCGTTCTCTTCTATTCCTGGTCTGTAGTCTCGCTTCTATCCTCTCCTCTCTCTTCATCCAAGAGAGAAATCTTATCTAGTCCTTCCTGGACATGGAGTTATCTGAAATGTCGATGCAAGTAAAAGAAAAACTCATTCAAGGTTTCACCTATAAAGTCTGCCAACTCCCAGCTATGCGTGCATGGAAGATTCTAGCCATGACACAGGAATCAGGCGGGAACCCTCTACAGGTTACAGACTTTCAATTCTACATCAGAGAACTACTAGCTGGTTCATCAGTAGACGGAGGTAATCTCCTACCTATCTTGGACCTACACTTCACAGGAAGAGTAAACGCTCTTCTAGAAGTAATAGCATTCGCTCTAGAGGTAAACTTTCAGGATTTTACAAACACTGCTGGAGAGAAAGCACCAGAAGTTCAGACGGCCCTCCCAGCAAACGGTTAACAGGATTAGATCATCTTTCAGGATATGAACTACTCTCCTGGAGATTAGTCCTTAGAGATAAAGTAGTCACTCTCCATGAACTAGAAACTACATGGTCTATAATGGATGTAATCACTGCATGGGAAGTACTCACTGCCTACTCTGATTTAGAGGAATAACAGATGCCCGTTGTTAGAGAACTCATTGTTAATCTCAAACTTGCAACAGATAAGGCTTCCTTCTCTGCTGGAGATAAGGCTGTTTCCTCCCTGAAAGCAAGAGCCACTAAACAACTGAAAGAAGCTACCTCGGCTGAAAACAATGTTTACAGATTCATACAGAAGAGTCAGGCAGAAGCAGCTAAACGTTCTGAACATCTAGTGACTCCAAAAGCTGCACATGGAAAGCATGGAGAACACTCTATCTTTGGTCAGTTCAAGGAATTCGGGAAAGAAGAGTTATCAGGTCTCTCTGGAGAATTGGGTGCTGTTCTTTCTGCTGCTGGTAAGTTTGCTGCTCCAATAGTTATGGGGGCAGTGCTTCTCGAAACAGGAAAGATCCTCGCTGACTTCACAAAAGAATTCGTTACTGACGTGAATACTATCAGTCGTACAGCCTTCTCTCTCTCTCTTGGATTCCAAGAACTTCAAGAGGTAGCCCATCTAGGCAAATTCGTAGGTCTAGATACAGAACAGATAGGAAGAGGTTTGAAATTCCTCTCTGTCTCTATGACTGACGCCCGTGAAGGTAAGGCTTCTTATGCCAAAATATTCAAAGATTTGAATGTAGATGTTACGTCTACAACAGGAAAAGGTAAATCATCTGCTACTGTTCTAAATGAAGTCCTCGCAGCACTCGATAAGATGCCTGACTCTGCAAAGAAGGTCAAAGTAATGAAAGACCTTATGGGCAAGACAGGGAATGAGATGCTACGCCTTCTCATGCTCTCTCACGCACAACGTGAAGAGATAGAGCACATGGATCACATATGGGGGGCACACAAGACAGAAGAGGATAGGGTAAAAGCAAAAGAGTTTGCAGAAGTAATGGCTAAGGTTGGAATTATTGCAGAAGGTATAAAGGCTACTCTAGCTCGTTGGACCATTTCGGCTTTCTTACCGGAATTACAGAATGCAGTCTCTTCTTTCAATCTCTTGAATGAACGCTTTACTCTCTTCAAGTCTGAGGACCCTACTGGATGGGCTGTTATGAAAGGCATGGGAGGAATACTAGCTAATCTATCGGGTATGAAACAGGTATACGACATCATTCATGGTATTTGGGTAGTGATCCGTGAGGGGATCGACGTTGGTGCTGGGAAAGAAACTTGGCTTACACGGCAACTAACTAAGATAAATGAACTATTAGATTCCCTTGGAAAGAAGAGAGCTACTATAGATTCGATTATCAAACTACTTGCTCTAACTCTTCCTGGTGCTGGCACTGCTCTTGGGGCAGTTCACTCCCTTGCAGGTAGAGAAAGTATAATTGCGAAAGAATATGAAGAAAAGAAGAAACAGTTTTATATTGAACATCCTGATGTTTTAGAGAAAGACCAGAGACAAATCTTTGGTGCCGTCCCTCCCTCTCTAGCTCCTGATATGGTCCAAATAGATGCAATAAATATGAACTTCATGTCACCTCTTGCTGGTGGATTCACTGCTGGAGATGTGGAAGCTACTGAGAGGGTAAGAAGAGAAATGCGTAAGATGGCTCAGGAAGTCTTCTCGGCTAAGGCCGCTGCTTCTAAAAAGAAGGGGAAACACTAACTGTGTTAACTATAGACGGAAACGAAATAGACCTAATGGTTAAAGAGGAAGATGTTCATGAATGTTCGGTAACAGAACATCCAACAGAGAGAGGACTTCCCTTCTCTGATAACATACAACAGAAATCACAGAAACTAACTATCGAGGGACTCATTACCAATACTCCTCTAGACCCCTCTCTAAATGTCGCTACTCCCTCTGTTCCAGGTATCCCCCGACTCGATCTCTCTCGTGCGGAAGCTGTCTATCAGACTCTCTGTGATCTCTGGAAAACACCCGCTCTCATCCCTATCAAGACTACTTCTAGAATCTATAACAACATGGCTCTAGTTACTCTCACTTCCTCTCTAGACGATAGAACAGGTAATGGGTTGAGGTTCGTGGGTACTTTCCAGTCAGTAGAGATTGTTGATCTCAAGACTAGTAATGTCGCTGTGAAGACCAAGAGAGGACAGGGCGCAGTCTCACAGGGTGCCGGACACTCTACCCCTTCCGCTCCCTCTCGTCCAACGGGAGGATCCGCACGCTAATGGCTACTCTACAACTACCACTCACTACTAATGGGACATCAGACTACAAGTATTCAATTACCCTTGATGATATAGATTGTTTCCTCCGTTTCAAATGGAACACCCGAGCTACTTCGTGGTTTCTCTATATTTATTCTGCTGATGAAGAATTAATCCTATCTTCTCGGATAGTCCTACAGTCGGATCTTCTCTATCGCTACCACTATGACCCACGTATACCCCCCGGGGTTCTCTGGTTTGCTGATACTGGTCCACTAGCTAACCAAGAGATATCTATCTTTGAAGATTTGGGTAATCGGGTCCTCTGTTACTACAATGAAGTTGCTGTTGGAGAGTAGATTTGAGTCAAGGATATACAACAGATGCAGGTAAACTATTTGGGAGACAATATCTTCTCCAGATTACCGACCCTACAAAACCCGACTCCCCGACTAATACGCTCGATATCACTGGTCTAGATATCTCCTTCAATATCACTCTATCGAAGAAACATGAACCGAATCCCGGTGAATTCCGTATCTACAATCTCAGAGACTCAACCTTTCGTGAACAACATACTATCCGTACAGGAAAACTCCTCACTCTCTCAGTTGGATATGAAGGACTCCTCAAAAGTAGTTCTGGAGTAGAAGAGGGATATCGTACTGTCCCAGCAGAGAGTTCTGCTCCTGCTCTCACTGACTGGATGAAAACTGGTGTTATCTTCCAAGGTGACATTCGTTCTGTAGATTTCATTCATGAGGGTGCAGATTGGTGTACGAAAGTAGAGTGTGCAGAAGGTTCCAAGAAATACTATACCGATTTTGTATCAGTCTCCCGAGCAGGTGGCTCTACAAAGAAACAAGTGCTTCGTGCTATCATACTAGAAGCTGGTTGGGCCACCGATTCAAGAATATCCCGTATCCTTTCCCTTCCTGGATTTGAGAAACTAGACGAGAAATACAATCAAGGTTATTCCTTCTTCGGTAGAGCTTCTGAAGCACTAACAAAACTTCTCTCAGTAAATGGTTACTCATGGTCTTTCCAGGGAGATGAACTAACTATTCTTCCAAAGAAGGGTTATGTACTGGAAGAGATGGTCTTGATAACAAGTTCATCTGGACTCATTGGTTCTCCAGAGAGCACTTCTGCGCAAAAGATTGGTGGGCTCCTACAGAAGAAAGGTGCTGGAAGTAAGAAGCTAAACAAGAAAGCTAATCTAGTTAAATTCAAATCTCTCATTCTCCCAACCCTACGCCCCGGAAGAAAAGTAGAACTAGAATCTATCCACTATGAACGCTCTACTGTCGTACTCAATAAGGTAACCATAGATGGTAACACTTGGGGTGAAGAGTGGACTGCTACTTGTGAAGGTGAGATTATTGGATAGGTCGGTAGTCAGAGGTTACCCGCATGTCGTTAGATGAAGACCCCGAAGATAGTACATTTTCAGAAATACTAGATCTCCAAGAGGCACGTTCCTCATGGAATATGCGTGTCTCATGTCCTGCTAAAATAACTAAATATGACTCTGAAACTCAAATGGCGTCTGTACAACCTCTCTTGAAGACCTTCTACTTTGATGAAGAGAATGAGGAACAGATTGTAATTCCTGAACCTATTATCAATTGCGTTCCAGTTATCTTCCCTTGGGGAATGCTGGCTGATCTCCCTGTGGGGCATGTGGTGTTGCTAGTCTTTTGTGATAGGTCGCTTGATACTTGGTTGGTGGGTGGCGGTATGACTGAACCCATTGATGAACGTTCTCATGACCTGAATGATGCTATCTGTTTCCCTGGACTACTCGACTTTGGACATCCAAGAAAGAAAAGTGATTATCAGGCAGTGACCCTATCCGGTGTCCTCACTACATTTCTAACAGATTTGAAGACCGCTCTTGCTACAGGAACAACTTCAGCAGGACCAGTAACATTCTCTACTCCGCTACCCGCAATCCCTTCCCTGGGCTCTAGCGTGCTTCTAGCGAAGAAGTAGAGAAGAACCCTCACTCTCCCCTTGGGGAAGATACAAACGTGCAACAGAGGGCATTATAGAGCGTTTCAGAGTCATTCCCGGAGGTAACATCAAATGCTTCTCAGTGAATTCCATATATCCTCTTCTGGACCAGTTGTCCTCACTGGAAGAGATGCACTCGGTCTAGCTACTGAACAGACACTTCGGTTTATTCGTGGTGAATGGTTCCTCGATGAGATGGCTGGCGTTCCCTTCGTACAGGATTTCTTTGTAAAGAACCCCAACTTGAACCACTGTAGAGAAGATTTGAGACAGGAGCTTCTTCATTCTCCAGGGATTCTGTCTGTAGAAGAGATTTCTATTGTTCTGGATGCTGCAACAAGACGCGCTAGTGTCAGATTCATTTCTAATGGTACAATCAATGTAACCACTGAAATCACTGCATTTGGTGGAGGTGGTACTTCTACCCCTTCTTCATCCCCTCTCCCCGTGGAACCAGATGCGCCAATCATTCCCTTCTCCCTACATAGACAAGTTCTGTATATGCTCGATACTAATGGTGGGTTCATCAAACTCTGGGATCTCTCCCTTGCTAGATGGTCTTGGGTATATGTCGATAATGCGGAACTCATTCTCTCGGATACCGAACCAACAGGAGTTTAATCTTGACCGCCCTTTGGAAATCCTCAACATCCCCAACAACTGATGAAAAGGCAGCACTCTCCGGTACTGTTGGGAGTCCTTCCGCTACAAATAAATATGTTACAGATGAAGACACAAGATTGAGTACAGTTACAGGTCCAACTGGTCCCTCAGTCACAGGACCAACTGGTGCAGGTGGTGCAGCTTCAACTGTTACTGGTCCAACTGGTAATACAGGACCAACTGGTGCAGGTGGTGCAGCTTCAACTGTTACTGGTCCAACTG